CAATATCCGTTAACTATCCGTTTTTCTTCAAACCAATCCAGGACGGTATGGATCGTCCTAAAACAGAACTTGCATACAGAGTTCCAGCTTCGAAGCTTACTAGAAGGAAGCTTGAGAGCAATGAGCAACTAAAAGAATTAGACGGACTTGATACAACTATTGACTGGAAAAATACTGGTGACAACTCTTACGATGGTGAAAAGCTAAAACTATTAGCTCATGATGAAAGTGGTAAGTGGGAGAGACCTGACAATATATTAAACAACTGGAGAGTTACAAAGACTACATTAAGACTAGGACGTAGAATCGTAGGTAAATGTATGATGGGCTCAACTTCAAATGCATTAGATAAAGGTGGAAACAATTTCAAAAAACTATACTATAATTCAGACGTTACAAAAAGAAATAGAAATGGACAAACTTCTTCTGGACTCTATGCTTTGTTCGTCCCTATGGAATGGAACTACGAAGGATTCATGGATTCTCACGGATCACCTGTTTTCATTAGAGAAAAAAATCCAATCAAAGGAGTCGACGGTTATGACATTACAACAGGCGTTATTGAGCATTGGGAAAACGAAGTTGAAGGATTAAAATCTGATCAAGACAGTTTAAATGAATATTACAGACAATTCCCAAGAACAGAGCAGCACGCTTTTAGAGATGAGTCTAAACAAAGTTTATTTAATCTAACTAAGATATATCAACAAATAGATTATAACGATGAAGTTAATAATCTAAGTAGAGTATCTGTAGGTAGTTTTCAATGGGTTAATGGTGTTAAAGATACTAGAGTAGTTTTTATGCCTAATAAAAACGGTAGATTTAAAGTTTCTTGGGTTCCAAATATTAATTTACAAAATAATGTTATAATTAAAAACGGCTCAAAATACCCTGGAAATGAACAAATAGGCGCTTTTGGTTGTGATAGTTATGATATATCAGGAACTGTAGATGGTAAAGGTTCTAACGGATCGTTGCATGGTTTAACAAAGTTTTCTATGGAAGACGCACCACCTAATCACTTTTTTTTAGAATATATATCAAGGCCACAAACTGCTGAGATATTCTTTGAAGATGTTTTAATGGCATGTGTATTTTATGGTATGCCAATATTATGTGAAAACAATAAACCTAGATTACTGTATTATTTCAAGCGTAGAGGATATAGAGGGTTTTCAATGAATAGACCCGATAGAGTTTGGAATAAATTATCTACAACTGAAAAAGAAATTGGTGGAATACCTAATTCAAGTGAAGACATTAAGCAAGCACATGCAGCCGCTATTGAGTCTTATATAGAAACTCATATAGGTTACTCTAACGAGGAGTATGGTGACATGTTTTTTCAAAAAACACTAGAAGATTGGGCTACTTTTGATATAAACAACAGGACAAAGCACGATGCTTCTATAAGTTCTGGTTTAGCAATAATGGCTTGTAATAAAAACAGGTACACACCTGTTTCTACTATTGTTAAGAAAAACATTAACTTGGGTATAATGAAATATAATAACGAAGGAAGTTTATCTAAAATAAAAAAATAAATGCAAATAAATACTAACAACGGTAGTTCTTTTCCTGATCAGGTAGTACCTGATGAAGTCAAAGAAAGCTTAGATTACGGCAGGCAAGTTGGTAGAGCAATTGAGGGAGATTGGTTTAGCGGTACTAGAACTGGAGTGTCCGGTAGATTTAATACTAATTTTAATAATTTTAGAAATCTAAGATTATATGCAAGAGCAGAACAGTCTGTACAAAAATACAAAGATGAATTAGCTATAAACGGAGATTTATCTTACTTAAATTTAGATTGGCAACCAGTACCTATAATACCAAAATTTGTAGATATAGTAGTTAATGGCATGGATGGAAAGCTTTATGACATAAAAGCTTATGCACAAGATCCAGAGTCTATAAAGAAAAGAACTGAATATGCTGAAACAATATTAAGAGACATAGAGGCAAAAAAACTAATAGATCAAATAAAAAATGTCACAGGCATGAATATGTATTCTACGTCTAACCCTGAAGATCTACCTCAAAACAGAGAAGAACTAGATGTTCATATGCAATTGACATATAAGCAATCTATAGAAATAGCTGAAGAAGAAGCCATAAATAATACTTTAACTTTTAATAAGTTTGAACTTACTAGAAGAAGGATGGCTGAAGATTTAGTCGTATTAGGCATAGGGGCTGTTAAAACTTCTTTTAATTTATCAGAAGGGGTTACTGTAAAATATGTTGATCCAGCGGATTTAGTGTATTCATATACAGACGATCCTAATTTTCAAGATATATGGTACGTTGGTGAAGTTAAATATATAAGTCTAAATGAACTTAAAAAAGAATTTCCTCACTTAACAGATGAGGAAATGGAGCGTATACAGCAATACCCTGGCAATTCTAGTTACAATTATCAATTTAATGGTAGAAAAGATAACAATAGCGTAGCAGTACTTTATTTTGAATATAAGACTTACCAAAATCAAGTATTTAAAATAAAAGAAACAAATACAGGTTTAGAAAAAGTTTTAGAAAAACCTGATACTTTTAATCCTCCTAAGAACGATAAATTCGATAGAGTATCTAGGTCAATAGAAGTTTTGTATCAAGGGGCAAAAGTTTTAGGTCATGACATGATGTTAAGTTGGAAGTTGGCGAAAAATATGGTAAGGCCAGATTCTAATTTAGTTAAAGTTAATATGAATTATAACATATGTGCTCCTAAAATGTATAAAGGTCGTGTAGAGTCATTAGTTGGAAGAATGACAGGTTTTGCTGATATGATACAATTGACTCATCTAAAATTACAGCAAGTGTTATCTAGAACGGTCCCAGACGGCGTTTTCTTAGATGTGGATGGATTAGCTGAAGTAGACTTAGGCAATGGCACTAATTACAACCCAGCTGAAGCGCTTAACATGTATTTCCAAACTGGTAGTATATTAGGTAGATCTATGACTCAAGATGGTGGAGCTAACCCTGGTAAAGTACCTATACAAGAGCTACAATCAGGCTCAGGTGGAGCTAAAATACAATCTCTTATACAAACTTATCAGTACTACTTGCAGATGATGAGAGATGCTACTGGATTAAACGAAGCTAGAGACGGAAGTCAACCAAACAAAGATTCTTTAGTAGGCTTACAAAAGCTTGCAGCTGCCAACTCGAACACTGCTACTAAACATATAGTTCAAGCTAGTTTATATTTATCAGCTAGGACGTGTGAAAATATTTCTTTAAGAATATCTGATATGTTAGAATACCCTTTAACAAAAGAGGCCTTAAAATCTAGTATAAGTTCTTATAATGTAGGAACACTAGAAGATATGTATAGTTTAAACATGTTTGAGTTTGGTATATACTTAGAATTAGTTCCAGATGAAGAAGAAAAAGCACAGTTAGAACAAAACATACAAGTAGCATTACAGCAGCAGTCTATAAACCTAGAAGATGCTATAGAAATAAGAGATATTAAAAACTTAAAGTTAGCTAATCAATATATAAAGATTAAAAGAAAACAAAAAGCTGCTGAAGATCAACAAAAAAACCAAGCAAATATACAAGCGCAAGCACAAGCAAATGCTGAGTCTAGTGAGAGGGCTGCTTTAGCTGAAATGCAAAAACAACAAGCTCTAGCTGAAACAACATTACAAATAGCTAAAGGTAAGTCTGAATTTGAAATAAATAAAATGCAGCAAGACGCTGAATTGAAAAAACAAATGATGGAAATGCAATTTATGTTTGACAAGCAATTAAAGCAGATGGAATTGGATAGATTAGGAAATAAAGAAACTATGATAGAAGATAGAAAAGACGCTAGAACTAGAATTGAAGGAACACAGCAAAGCGAAATGATAAATCAAAGAAACTTAAATTTACCACCTATAGATTTTAAACAAGGTGGTGGAATGCAAGACTCTATGCCAGATGGAATTTTAGAGTAATTATTAATTATTATATTATATTATGTCAGAAGAAATAAAAGAAACAGCCGGAGGTGAGTTAACTCAAGGAGAGTTCAAAGTGAAAAAACAAGTTAAAAAATTAACAAAAAAAGATACTCCAATAAAAATAGAGTTTAACAAAGCTGAAAAAGCCGAAAACAAAGTAACAAAATTAAATCTACAAAAAGAAGACAAAACTAAAGAAGTTAAAGAAGATGTTATTGTAGAAATTACTGAAAACGTTGAAGAGCCAGAAGTAAAAAAAGAAATTAAAGATAAAATCGTAGAACTACCAAAGGGGTTAAATAAATTAGTTGAATTTATGGAGGAAACTGGAGGTACAATAAAAGACTACGTTAGATTAGATACAGATTTCTCTAGCGTAGATGAAAAAGTTTTATTAAAAGAATATTATAAAAGCACTAAACCACATCTAAACGAAGAAGAAATTACTTTCATAATGGAAGATAATTTTGGAATTGATGAGGATCTGGATGAAGAGCGAGATATAAAAAAGAAAAAACTCGCTTTTAAAGAAGAAATTGCAAATGCCAAAACCTTTCTGGAAGACACTAAGGATAAATATTACGAAGAGATCAAGTTGAGACCTAACGTAACCAAAGATCAAAAGAAGGCTATGGACTTTTTCAATAGATACAACAAAGTACAAGAAAAAGCAATACAACAACAGCAAGAGTTTATTGACACAAGTACAGAATATTTCTCTGAGAATTTCAAAGGTTTTGAGTTTAACGTAGGAGAAAAAAAGTTCAACTATAATGTCAATAATGCTCAAGATTTAGCTAAGGATCAATCTAAAATATCCGACTTTACCAAGATGTTCTTGAATGAAGATGGATCCGTATCTGATTACAAAGGCTATCACAAAGCTATGTATGCTGCTAGAAACGCTGACACAATCGCTAAGCATTTTTATGAACAAGGTAAATCCGATGGAATTAAAAATATGGTTGATAAATCTAAAAATATAGAAACAGCATCGCGACCTAAAAATAACGGTGATATTTTTATTGGTGGGTTAAAAGTTAAAGCTATTTCTGGCAAAGACAGTACTAAGTTGAAAATACAAACAAACAAAAATAAAAACTAAAAACTAAAAAATGAGTTTTACACAAACTGGTAGTTTTCCAGCGTCAATAATTCCTTCACAAAAGAGAATGGCGTTAGAGTCTAACTATCTTAATTTCAACGATGATGTGACAGGTGATGGTACCGGTCTAAACTTCGCACAACAATATCTACCTGAGCTTTACGAAGCAGAAGTAGAAAGATACGGGAACAGGACTTTGTCTGGTTTCTTGAGAATGGTAGGAGCTGAAATGCCTATGACTTCTGATCAAGTAATTTGGTCTGAGCAAAATAGATTGCATGTAGCTTATAAAGGTTTAACAAATGCTGGTATTACTGGTGCTGGTCCTTTTAGTTGTTCACCTGATTTAAGTGGACAAACTCCTGCTGCTACAACTTCAGCAATTAGAATTGGTCAAACAGTTTTATTTTCTGATGAAGCTACAGGTTTAATAGTTCAAAAAGGTTTAGTATTAACTACACTTGAAGCTGGTGGAGTTGGAACTGGAGTAACTGGTTTTACATTTGAACTATATGGAACAAATACACTAAATCCTGCTTTAGCTGGAACTCCTAATGTAAATATATTTGTTTACGGTGCTGAGTTTAAAAAAGGAACACCTGGTATGGACGGTTCTATTGAGCCATCTTTTACTCAGTATTCTAACAGACCTGTAATCATAAAGGATAAGTACGAAATCAATGGTTCTGATACTGCTCAAATTGGGTGGGTTGAAGTTGCCACTGAAGACGGAACATCTGGATACTTATGGTATCTAAAAGCTGAGTCTGAAACTAGATTACGTTTTGAAGATTATCTTGAAATGATGATGGTTGAAGGTGTTGATTCAAAACTAGCTAATGGTAATGCTTCTTCTTTATCTGGAGACAATATACTAGGTACTGAAGGTATGTTTGCTGCTATTGAAAAAAGAGGTAATATATACTCTGGATTTTCTGGTGCTGCTGCTCCTGGTTCAGGTGCTTTAGGTGATTTTGATGAAATTCTTAAAAACTTAGATAAGCAAGGTGCTATTGAAGAAAACATGTTATTTTTATCAAGATCTACGGCTCTTGACTTTGATGATATGATCGGCGCTATGGCTGGTGGAGGTTATGCTTCTACTCAAGCTGCTTCTTATGGTTTATTTGATAACGAATCAGAAATGGCATTAAACTTTGGATTTTCAGGATTCAGAAGAGGTTCTTATGACTTCTACAAGACTGACTGGAAATACTTAAACGATGCTTCTACAAGAGGATTAGACAAAGAGATTGATGGTGTTTTAGTTCCTGCTGGAACTTCAACAGTATACGATCAAATGTTAGGTTCTAACATTAGACGTCCTTTCTTACATGTACGTTACAGAGCTTCTGAAACTGAAGATCGAAGATTCAAAAACTGGATTACTGGTTCAGTTGGAGGAGCTTACACTTCTGATTTAGATGCAATGTCTGTACACTTCTTATCTGAAAGATGTTTAGTTACACAAGCTGCTAATAACTTCGTGTTATTCAAAGGAGCATAATTAATTATTAACATTTAAAAAATAAGAAAATGGGATATGTAAAATTAAAAAAAGCTGGTAGCGAATATGATTTGTTACCCGCTGAAAACGTAGGTTCAATAAAACTAGGAAGTTCTACTGATGTGGAAATAATAGTTCAATATGTACCTAGTGGAACTGTAACAATAGTTCCTACTGCTTCTTCTGACTTTGTTCAAGGAGACGTTGACAAGATTACTGACGCTATAAATAAAATAAATGGTGCTGCTGGCCCTGGTATTTATCCAGATGCTCTTAGCCAAAATGTTTTATCGGTAACTGTATCTTAAAAAACAATAATAAGATCCCGCTTCGGCGGGGTCTTTTTTAATTATTATATTATATTATATTATGGAAACAAAAACAAAGAAAGCTCCTGCCCCTAAGCAAGAGGTTAAAAAAGACACTTGGGAATATAAAGATAGAAACTATTACTTAGTAGATAACAAAGAACCTTTAACATACACTTTACCATCTAAACACTCTAGGAAATATCCTTTAGTTTGGTTTGATAAAGATTTAGGATATGAAAGAGAATTAAGATATGCTACTAATCAAAAAAGTATTTTTGTAGATGAACAAAATGGTCCAGTGACTATGAAGCATATAGTTTTTGAAAAAGGACATTTATTTGTTGGAAAAGAAAAAAGAAATTTACAAGAGTTTTTAAATCATCATCCGCATTTTCAATTAATATTTACAGAGTTTGACAGAACTGAAGTTGCTAAAGATGAAGTTGCAGATTTAGAACTTGAAGTTTTAGCTATGAATGCAGCTTTACAAATGGATATTGAAATGGCAGAAGCTATATTAAGAGTTGAACTAGGCTCTAGTGTGAACTCAATGAGTTCTAAAGAACTAAAAAGAGATCTTTTAGTATTTGCTAGAAGAAATCCAACTTTATTTATAGAATTAGCTAATGACGATAATGTACAATTAAGAAAT